AGTCCTGCATATCCCTGGAAGAAGCACCACCGGCAAAACAGCAGATTGTCTGTAGTCGCAGTTTTGGTGAACGAATCACAGACAAAGATGCCATGCACCAGGCTGTTGTTCAGTATGCTGAGCGGGCCGCAGAGAAACTACGTGGGGAGCGTCAGTATTGCCGGCAGGTGACGACATTTGTACGGACATCCCCCTTTGCAGTAAAAGAACCCTGTTACAGCAATGCCGCTGTGGAAAAGCTTTCATTGCCCACACAGGACAGCCGGGACATTATTGCCGCCGCATGCAGAGCCTTAAACCATGTCTGGCGTGAAGGGTACCGCTATATGAAGGCAGGAGTCATGCTGGCTGATTTCACACCATCGGGTATAGCGCAGCCGGGATTATTTGATGAAATCCAGCCCCGTAAAAACAGTGAAAAGTTAATGAAAACACTCGATGAACTGAACCAGTCGGGAAAAGGGAAAGTGTGGTTTGCGGGGCGAGGAACCGCCCCTGAATGGCAAATGAAACAGGAAATGCTATCGCCTTCGTATACAACACAATAGACTGAGATCCCCATTGCTTCATTCTGATATATCAGAATAATTTTTTCATTTTAAGACGCACATCATTCATTGCCTCCTGCACCGAATCAGTAGCAGAAGGAGGCATTTTTTCAGCAAATTGCGAAGCACCGAGTTCAGTCAACACAGCTCTGATATCGGCCTGAGAAGGCTTCCATCCAGTCGTCTGACTGAGTAAGGTTACAACCTGATCTGCTGAAAACTCCTCGCTCAAAATGGCAGTCAGCAATACAGGCAGGCGAGGATCAAGTTGGTGTAACGCCATTCCAGAAATAAATGCATTCCGGAACAGCTCACCACGCTCAGAACGCGGAACGGACTCTATCGCTTCCAAAGTTTGAAAGTCTGCAGCTTTTTCCGGATGCAGATAAAGTGTGTATTTTTTCCTTTTCCGTTCATCGTCCACAATATTACTCCTCTTTGAAAGCCGCGATAGCTTCAACCAGTGCTGTCTGTGGCGACTCCATCATCACTACTTTTTGCCCAAGATGGTGCCATGCCGTTTTTATCGAATCATAGATCAACGGGGCCCCACCACCGACAACATAAACACGATTCACATGATGGAAATCACCGAGCTCATTGACTACTTGCTCCCCCAAACTGGCAATAGCCCCCTCAATGGTATTAAGGACCAGATCAGTTTTTGTTTCGTCATTTATAACCTGCCGAACAAAGTCCGGGTCATTACGACGTTTAATCAATTCATCTGCAACGAGGAAACTGGTATCACTGGATGCCATGCGCAATGCACTCATTGCAGCTTTCGTAACTGAAGATACACCAATGCCAGAATTACCATGAATGGCACTTACAGAGTCAAATTGACCAACGATAACACCAACATCAAGCGTAGTGCCGCCAATATCAACTACCAGCGATTTTTCGAACTGACCAACTTTATCCACGACCAGACGAGAAAACACAGCTGGCAATGATTCAGGCATCACATCAACGTGTTCAATGGTGAAAACATCGCCTTTATTAAGACGAATCGGCCCCATTAAATTCTCAATTTTACGCTGAATGTTGAGTTCATTTTTTTGACACTCTTTCGTATAGAACTCACTGATAGGCAAAGTCACAGTCAATGATACAGGCTGAGGCGCTAATCCACTATTCAGTAAAGCGTGATGCACAGCTAACAGGTTAACATCCGTATATTGATACTCAATATGAGTCGTAAGAATAGATTGGTTGCTAACTTCATCATACGTGTATTTTTTACCATCCAGTTCATAGTTAAATGTCTGGCGAATTCCTAACCCGTCAACCTTCCATCCATGACGAAATGAGTTTTGCGACAACGACTTACAGATTTCCCCATTATCATTCCATGCCAACTTGATTGTTGTTGAACCATCATCGCAGTATACGTTCATCTATAGCCCCTTAAATACTCAATCTGAGTAAATCATTGTTTCTGGTTGCAATGTAATACTCAATTTGAGCACTATCATAGTTATGAAATCACAAAACACAAGTATTATTTATTACATCACATGACACACTTCATATTTCATACTTCATAAATATGAACACATATTGACACCTCAGGTTACCGTGTCAAAATATCATCATACTTCACACATCATATTTATGAGGTTGCAATGATTACTGTAGTTGGTGGGAACAAAGGTGGTTCAGGGAAAACTACCATTGCATCAAACCTGGCTATTGCTCTAGCAAATAAAGGAAGGGAAGTCTGCCTGTTAAACGGAGATCTACAACGAACAGCCGCAAAACATCATGCGGAACGAGAAGCTGCAGGACTGTTACCAGCAATAACCCTTGTTGAGAAATTTGATATGCTGATATCAAAGCTGCTGTCATTGTTGATGTCTGCATAAAACGTGAAGCCCTTTTTCTGGCCTTCGTCGGTGGTCATGATGTCGGGCTGATTTTCCCGCAGCCACGCCAGCACCGGCACGATGAGCAGGTCAAAATCACCGGTAAAGTCGGTCACAATGACATTGAGCGTGTAACGCTTTTCAAATGACAGCGACGCCGCCAGTGTGGAGGCAATACTCCCGTTATCCACGAATATCCGCAGCATCTCGGGACTGGTTTTCAGCACCGTGACGGCATCAGTCAGCGCCCTGCGCAGGCTGTCGGGTTTGAGCATCGTTTTCGTCCTGACAGTGTTTAATCATTTTTACCTGGCTGGCACAGCGCGCCAGCGCGTTCTCAAGCTGCCGGATATCGGCACTTAAATCGCCGTTCGTCTCCGGGGCGCTGCCCGGCATCGGGCAAAGACTCACTTTCGGGCAGGCGTTGGGGACAATCACTGGCGTCGGTGCAGGCGGGGCGCTGGTGCAACCGGCGCACAGCATCAGGCAGGTCAGCGCCGTACCAGCGGCGAAAATCTTCGTTTTCATTCAGTAACCTCGTGATGGTTTTCTCGCGCTGTGCTTCACGCTTCGCCGCGTTCTCCAGTTCCTGACGCAGTGCCACCTGCGCCAGCTCGTTTTTGTCTGCTCTGGTGAGGGCAACATGAAGCTGATTTTTCAGCATGGTGATGGTCGTCTGCTGCCCGCTGGCGACGTTGTTCGCCCTGTCCAGCGAGGTGCGCAGGCTGGCGTTTTCATGCTTCGCCAGAAACAGACCGGCCACCGCCAGCGATAACAACACGACCAGCACAATCATCAGCTTTGACATGGTTCCCGCCCCTCAAAACGCTGACGACAGGCCGTACGTATCAGCCGGAAGAACACCGACGCCACGAGGTAAATCAGCGCAGTAAAAATCCACCCGGCAGCGACCAGCGAGATAAACGTCGCCACCATCACCACCAGAGCCGCCGCCCGTCTGCGCCACGGCACCGGCTGCAAAAACAGCGACGTGACAATCTTCACGGCCAGCGATTCCGGCGGCAGCTCCCGCCCGTAGCGTTCAAGTACATACTCGGTGGCATACACGCCGACACCACCGGCAACCACACAGATAACCGTCGCCAGAATCGCCCAGGCGGCGACAAAACTGACGGCCACGCTCTGCGGGTAAATCAGGGACAGTGCCAGCATCATCACCAGCGACACGTTCAGCATCAGTGAAAGGGATAATTTCTTCATGGTGTTTACTCCGTTTAAGCCGGTACGCCGCCAGCGGTACGCCAGACGGTGACCAGTTTTTCCAGTGAATGCTCACGCTGACCGTAACCGGCACCCGGCAGGGACGCCCAGATATTGCGACAGCGTGAAATGGCGCGCTCAATGCGTCCCGCCCGGATGTCATCCAGTGCACCGCGTTCGCGGATCAACTGAATGGCGAGTCTGTCCTGTGACAACGGACTGAAATCCGGCAGGGCAAGCTGTTTGCGGTAGTGCGGCCAGAACAGGTAAAGCTGCTGATAGCGACCGGAGGCCGTGGACTTTTCACCGCGACGGTTAAACACCTTCGCCGGTCGGCCATGCGCGAACGGGTGGTCACTGTAGTCGGTGAAAATTTCCGGCTTCCCGTCCAGTCCGGTGACTATCACGTCATAGCCCCGGTTTTTCGTCAGCGGATGATTTGCCGTCCCTTCGGACACCGCCAGCATGTCGAGAAAGGCGGCGATATTCTGATGCGTGTTAATTACCGGCATTACGGTTTCCCCCTGCCCTTAAAGCGGCGCTGAATGGCAATCTCAATCACCTGATAACCGGCGATACCCAGCATGGAGCCGATGCCGCACACCGCAGGCAGTGACAGGTCAGGAAACTGCACCAGAACAACACCGGCAACCATCGAGACAAAACCACCGAGCAACATGCGCCCGATAAACAGACGCGGGGTGATGGGTTCACCACCGGCAAGCACCTTGCCGACAACAATCAGCACCCCAATCATAAAAAGCGACAGGACGCTTTTTTCTTCTGCTGTCATGCGTTACTCCCACAGATTGACAGTTTCAGCCACGGGCGCGGTCTGAACGTCGGGCAGTTCGACGGCGGTGCCGTGCGGCAGCACTGCACCCAGTTCAGCCAGTCCCGGATTTGCGGCGAGCACGGCTTCGACCACGCCCTCAGTGCGCCCGTAATACCGGACACAAATGGCGTCGAGCGTGTCGCCCTGTAGCGCAAAGGTCTTCATCAGATTTGACTCACGATGCAGCGCGGTTTGTCCTGGATACGCGCCACCGCCCAGCGCATATCCCGCCACAGCTCATCAATGGTGCTGTCAATGCTGTCAGCCTTCTTGTCACCTTTCGCACTGGCATCCACGCCGCGATAACGCTCATAAAGCGACGCGGTCGCCATCGCACACACGGCGCGCTCGTAGTAAAAAACTTTGATGCTTTCACCGTCGATATCGTCCGCCGGGACGTCCGCCAGACACGTAAAACCGGCGGCAATTTTCTGTTCGCGGTACTCGTACAGCTCCGCATTTGTCTCCGCCATGCCTGACTTGATGGCCTCACGCAGACGGGCGGGGGCGACGGTCTGCTCAAGGCGCATACGTTCCCGGACGCGCTTCGGGTCGATATCGGGAAAAAAGAACGTGTTTTTAATCACCGGCTCGTCGCCTGCCGGTTGCGGGATGACCACCGTACCCTCACCGGACACGGGAGCCTCCTTTCGCGGAATAATCAGCGTCATCATGACTACCTCAGAAAAGTCGGGCGGTGGACGCCGGTGCAGTGTCAGGTGATTCACCCTCACTGACCGGCGTGCCGCCCTGGCGCGGGGCGCATTCGGTTGTTAACTGGCTTTCTTTTTCGGGCGTCCACGTTTTGCCGGTGTCACGCTCCGGGTCTTACGCGGGGCGCGGGTGGCCGCTTTGGGCTGCGGCTCCGGCTTCGGTTTCAGCTCCCGCTCCAGTCGTTCAATCTCTTTTTTGACGCCTGCCTGACAGTCGAGCTGTGTCGCACGTTGCAGGTGAGCNNNCNNANNNGCCACGGCCCAATGTTAATTCCCGGTTCCAAACTGGCCCAGAAATTATCTGACGTTGTTTTCTCATAATGTTGAAATTCTGAATGTCCTGCCTCTACCTGCCAATTTAGCAAAAAAGTTGATATTCCGTCTTCCCATATCAGGTCGGAAGCAACTCCTCTCAATGGTGAACGAATTGCTACTTGAGGGATACTAAGCACTAATTTCTGCGCTTCAAACAGAAACTCTTCGGTTGCTTGAGGAATTACAGATAAATCTGCACATTGTCTTTCATCTTTTTTTCCATAATGCGAGAGGAAAAGTTTAGGGTATTTCTCTGTCTTCACCCCATAACGCATTAACAACTCCTCACTTAAACAAGCCTTTAAATAAGGTTTTCCATTACTATGTTCGGCATGGAAAAATATATCCTCTGAACCCACAATAGTTCCATTTAGAAAAATATCGACTGGATAAATGCCGGGAAGTTGCCCTCCATTTTCAAAAAGAGTTAGGTCTACTCCCTCCCCTCTTCTCTTTAGCAAAGATGCATCGAATGAATATGTCTTTCCATCTGAAT